AAAGTCGCGACTTTTTTACAATGGGGTAGGTATAGTTTCGACGAGGGGCCAAGGCTGATATGCAACCCAGCGGACCACGGGGCAGTACCGTGCTACTCCACCAAACACATGACAACAAAAGACATTTTTTATTTAACAACCGTGCCAGTAGCTATGTTAGTAACTTATAAGTTACTATTGGAGCTGTGGTGTATAACTTATGGGTTAATTTATGGATGATTTTAAGTGCCTTCCCAAAATGAAATCTGGCGGCCCAGTCGGCCTTTATGCCAACATCCACGCCAAACGAGAGCGCATCAAAGCCGGCTCCGGTGAGAAGATGCGTAAACCCGGTGCCAAAGGCGCACCAACCAAGGACGCATTTGTTCAGTCTGCAAAGACAGCTAAAAAATAATGGCAACCAAAAAACACCCTCAATCTAAGTATGACCCAGACATGTGCGATCGTATGATCGAACTAGGTAAATTGGGCGCATCGCAAAAAATGATATGGTCCGAATTGGGTATATCAAAAGGAACGGCAGAAGCCTGGAAAAAGAAATATCCAGAGTTTGCCGAAGCCTTAGACCTTTCCCTAGTCCACGCCCAAGCCTTTTGGGAACGGGAACTCCTAGCCAATGTGGACAATAAGAACTACAATAGCCGTCTAGCCGAGATTGCCCTCAGAGGCCAGTTCCAGCAAGACTATCGCGAAACCCGCGATACCAAAGTAGATCTTAAAGCGGAAGTTGTAGTCGATTTCAACAAAGAGATAGCTAACCTAATTTCCGCCCTAAAGTCATAAAAAAGATATTTAGTCAAAATGGGACTTGACAGGTCCCATTTTTTGCATTAGTATATATATACACTAATCTGACTAAAAAGGCTAATATGACTGCACACGCTATACTATCCGCTTCATCATCTAAAAGATGGATTTCTTGCACGCCCAGTGCTAGACTTGAAGCAACACTCCCAGAACCTAAAAAACCATCAGGGTCATTTGATTTTTCAGCGGAAGGCACTCTTGCCCATTCCCTGGCAGAAATCAAATTGCGCTTGCATTACACACAAATCACACAGGAGCAATATGAACAAGATCTGCAAGAAATACAAAGAAACAAATATTTCACCGACGAACTCGCTGATTACGTGGATAATTACGTACTCTACGTGCGTAGCCAAATCGGGGAGTCGGACACGCCGCTTTTTGAGCAACGTGTGGACTTCTCTGATTGGGTTCCTGATGGTTTTGGTACAGCCGATGTGGTTATACTTTCTCAGCACTCCATTCGGGTCATCGACCTCAAGTTTGGAAAAGGCATCCCAGTCTCGGCGCAAGACAACACACAGCTCAGACTTTATGCCCTCGGTGCGTACTCCAAGTTCAAAGACGAATACCCGGACATCAAAGAAGTCAGCTACACAATCCACCAACCGCGCCTCGAAAGCATCTCAACAGACGGCACAACCATCACCAAACTCGTCGACTGGGCGCAGTACTTCGTCAAACCAAAAGCCAAAAAAGCATGGAGTGGCTCAGGCGACTTCCTCCCAGGCGAATGGTGCCAGTTCTGCAAAGCCAAAGCGCAATGCCGCGCCCGCTCGGACTTCAACAACGAGCTCGCAAAGCTCGAGTTCAGGGCGCCCCCGCTCCTCAGCCAAGAAGAAGTAAGCGACGTTCTAGTAAAAGCTCAAAACCTACGCACCTGGGTTAATGATGTAGAAGAATTCGCTTTGGAAAGAGCAGTTACAGAAAATGTAATACCAAAAGGTTTTGAATTAGGCACAACAATTACGCATCGTAAAATTGCTGATTCTCAACTAGCCGCTGAGATTTTAAAAGAAAAGGGTGTACCAGAAGAACAAATATGGGAGCCACGTAAAATAAAATCGATTGCCTCGTTGGAAAAACTAGGCGCCAAAGGACAGGTGATGGCGTGGCTTGGTGGTTTGGTTCAACGCCCTGAAGGATCTCCTAAATTAGTTAGAGCAAAAGAAACTGCTAAAGAGGATTTCCAATGAGCACATGGCTAATAGCTGCAATGGGGTTTGTTTATTTTATAGTAGCCATTGATCAGTTTATGAAAGGTGGCGTCGGCACTGGCATTATGTTTATTGGGTACGCACTCGGTAACGTAGGATTAGTAATGGTGGCAAAATAACAAGAAAGGCAAATATGCTGTTAAAATTTTATGACGCCGAATTTGATATTCCTGAATTTGTAATTGAAAAATTTATTAAAGATTTTGATGGTTTAGCCGGTGGCAAAAACAGAGAATCGGTGTTACAATTAAGAGACAACATTGAAGAAGTTTTGGAGGCAGTTGCAGAAGATCCAGAAATGTTGTATGATTACGAATGTCGTCAAGATTTTTTACAAGCGATTGCAATGCAACACGCTTTAAAACATCATGGTGTTATGTACGACGCATAGTTTTGTAGTAAAGGGTAGACAGATTGGCCCCTATTGAAGCCCAGTCTCTAACGTTAAAAAGGTAATTTTATGCCAGCAAAATCAGTAAAAACTAAATTTGTAACAGGTAAAGTGCGTTTCTCTTATGCGCACGTTTTTCAACCAGCAGAAACACCTAATGGCACAATGAAATACTCTGTGTCAATCCTTATCCCTAAAACAGATAAAGATACTATTGCTCGCTTTAATAAGGCTTTTGAAGATACCAAAACAGCCAATGCTTCTGTATGGGGCGGCACAGTTCCTAAGATGCTAAAAGGCGGTTTGCGTGATGGCGATGCTGAGAAAGATGATGCAACCTACGCTGGTCATTATTTTATCAACGCTAACTCTAATGAGAAACCTGGTGTTGTAGATGCAGATCTCAACCCAATCTTGGATCCATCCGAGTTTTATAGTGGCTGCTATGGTCGTGCTTCAATCACGTTGTATGCTTACGATACAAGCGGTTCCAAGGGTATTGCAGCAGGTTTAAACAACGTTCAGAAGTTAGAGGACGGCAATAAGTTAGGCGGTGCTACATCCGCTGCAGCAGATTTCGCAGTATAAGTAGTCCTTTCGGTAGTAGGTAGTCCGGGGAGTGTCCGTAGAAACTACGGCCTCCCTTTTTCATCAACCCATATAACATAGAGAACAACACATGGATCAGTATCAAGAATATATAGCCGCCAGCCGTTACGCACGTTTTGTAGATGACAAGCAACGCAGAGAAACGTGGGCAGAAACAGTAGATCGCTATGTCGACTATATTTTTAGTCGCACCCCAGCAATACAAGGTAAAACCGAATTACGAAATGAAATTTTTGATGCTATTCATAACCTAGATTTGATGCCGTCCATGCGCGCCATGATGACGGCAGGAAAGAGTGCCGATCGTGATAACACTTGCGTATATAATTGCTCGTATCTCCCAGTGGATGACCCCAAGTCCTTTGACGAAGCCATGTTCATCTTGCTCTGCGGTACTGGCGTTGGATTCTCAGTTGAATCCAAGTACATTAACAACTTGCCAGAAGTGCCAGAAACTTTGTTTGATTCAGAGCACACCATCGTCGTACACGACAGCAAAGAAGGCTGGGCGAAATCACTCCGCTTACTCCTCGCGCACCTCTGGGCAGGCGAAGTCCCAAAGTGGGATGTTAGCGGGGTTAGACCTGCGGGAACAAGACTCAAAACATTTGGTGGAAGAGCTTCCGGGCCGGAACCATTAGTAGATTTATTTAAGTTTGTTGTCAATACGTTTAAACACGCACAAGGGCGCCGTCTGAACAGTTTGGAGTGCCATGATATAATGTGCAAAATTGGTGAGGTAGTTGTGGTAGGTGGCGTGCGCCGCTCTGCAATGATCTCGTTATCTGATCTTGATGATGAAAGGATTCGTCATGCCAAAGCAGGTCCGTGGTGGGAGACAGCTCCTCATCGAGCTCTGGCCAATAACAGTGCGGTTTATAACGAAACTCCTACGGTTGGAAAATTCATGGAAGAGTGGCTCTCTTTATATAATTCTCACTCCGGAGAGCGAGGCATATTTAACCGTGAAGCGGCAAAGAATACAGTGGCTAAGTACGGACACCGTGATCCAAACTTCGAGTTTGGCACTAATCCATGTAGTGAGATTATTTTACGCCCCTACCAATTTTGTAATCTCACTGAGGCGGTAGTAAGACATGACGACACTGAAGAAACGCTTCTTAGAAAAGTACGAATTGCTTCGATTCTTGGCACAATCCAGGCCACTTTTACAAAGTTTCCGTATTTGCGAAAAGTGTGGCAGCGCAACACCGAGGAAGAAAGATTGCTGGGAGTGTCGCTTACAGGAATTTACGATAACCCATTGCTCACAACACAAGGAGACAAACTAAATGCCCTACTTACCAGACTGCGGGAGGAAGCTCGAAGAGCCAATGAGGAATTTGCAGTACTGCTTGGAATACCTAAGAGTGCTGCAATTACTTGCGTCAAGCCAAGCGGCACCGTCTCCCAACTCGTTGATAGCGCTTCTGGAATCCACCCTCGACACTCTAAGTATTACATCCGCAGAGTTAGAGGAGATAAGAAAGACCCTTTAACTCAGTTCTTAGTCAGCCAAGGAATACCAAGTGAAGACGATGTTTACAAACCTACTCAGACAACTGTGTTCAGTTTTCCAATCAAAGCCCCAGCGGGAATCACAAGATCCGACGTCACACCAATGGATCATCTTTCCCTATGGCTTACATTCCAACGATATTGGTGTGAGCATAAACCTAGCGTCACCATCTCAGTGGAAGAAAAAGACTGGCCTTCAGTTGGCGCTTGGACCTGGGATAACTTCAGCGAAATCTCAGGAGTTAGTTATCTACCGTACGATGGCGGAACCTACCGTCAAGCCCCGTACGAAGAGTGCACCGAAGCAGAGTACAACGAGCTAAAAGCCAAGGTCCCAACGATCAACTGGAACGAGTTCAAAGAAGTAACAGACAATGTGGAAGGAGCGCAACAGCTAGCATGTAGCGCTGGATCTTGTGAGATCTGATCCATGGAAGTGCCCGCCACTCAATCTCTTTAACTGGAGTATTGCGTGGCGGTGGCGTAAATAGTTTCACGTGGTGGTGATTGGGGGCGCTTGCACAGGCCCCCTTTTTTATGTATAATAGTTTTATCGCCGATACGTCGGCTTGCCTAAGGAGCGATTATGATTTACAGCATTGACTTTGAAACCCGTAGTTTTGCCGATCTACCAGAAGTAGGTCTTGACAAATACGCTAACTGCCTATCCACCGAAGTGTTGTGTATTGCGTTTGGCACCGCACCCGAGAACGTACAAGTCTTTAAACCAGATGGAGGATTTGGTTTATTGAGGCTATTAAACCACGTTAGAAATGGTGGCAAGATTGCCGCATGGAACGCCATGTTTGAATACGCAATATGGAACTGTGTCTGTGTGCCAAAGTACCATTGGCCTAAGTTAAAGCTGGAGCAGTGTATTGACACCATGGCCGTAGCGGCAGCTAACAACGTGCCACAGAGCCTTGATGATGCCGGTTTGTTTATGAACGCCCAGTATCAGAAAGACCCTATTGGCAAGAGGCTTATTCAGAAGCTATGCAAACCTAATAGTAAAGGAGTCTTTAATAACGACCCTGAGTTATTAAAACAGCTCTTTGATTACTGTGCCCAAGACGTACGCACAGAGATGGCTATAGGAAGCGTTTTAAGGCCTCTAGAAGACGCCGAACAGGCGGTCTGGACCCTCACCCAACGGATTAATTTGCGGGGCGTACCGGTTGATCCAGACGAGCTTCAGAACGCCGTATTGGCAGTTACAAAGGCTCAGGATGCTCTAGACAACGAACTCCTTGCCTTGACCGGTTGTAAGCCTTCTGAACGCCAGAAGTTACTGGACTGGCTTAATGAACAAGGCGCCGACATGGACAACTTGACCGCCGAGTCCGTTTCAAATAAGTTAGTAAGCACTAACTTTGATAATTTGTTTTCAGGGGAAGATGTTAAGAGGGCGCTAGAGTTGCGCCAAGAAGGAAGCCAAACTAGCGTGGCTAAGTACGCTAAAATGTTGGAGATACAAAGAAATGGCAGGATACGAAACACGCTCGTCTATCACGGGGCTTCTACTGGTCGCTGGGCTTCTCGCGGTGGACTTAATCTTCAAAATATTGCTCGCCCCACTATCAGTGATGCAGAGATTGAGGCGGCGATACCACGACTTTTTGGCGAGGCAAATGGATCTATGGACGAACTGTCCTCACTCGTTCGATCTGCTATTAGGGCGCCACAAGGCCATACATTCGTGGATGTGGATTTTTCAAGCATTGAAAACCGAGTTGGCGTATATCTTGCGGATCAAAAAGATAAGATAGAGCTATTCAGGAAAGGACTAGATGAGTATAAAGTATTCGCCTCCACCTCCTTATACCGAGTCCCGTATGAAGAAGTTACGAAGGATCAAAGACAAATTGCTAAGTCGGCGGTTCTGGGCGCAATGTTTGGTCAGGGTGCTAAGGGCTTAGTTAAGTATGCGGCAGGCATGGGCGTCAACATAACCGAGACCCAAGCTAAGAGTGCGGTAGACAACTACCGGGCGTCGTATCTGATGGTTAAGAACTTATGGACTAAGTGTGAGACAGCTTCAATTCAAGCCGTACAGAATCCAGGCACAACGTTTGATGCCGGCAGTAAGATTAAAATGAAAGTCACAAAGAACGCACTGTGGATGAGATTACCAAGTGGTAGATTGATCTGCTGGCAAAGGCCAGAGCTCGAGTTGCTCACCACACCATGGGGCGCGCAAAAGATGGGTGTTACTGTCCATTCCCAAAACACTTACACTCGGCAGTGGAGTAGAAATGCTTTGATTGGTAGCAGTATCTTCCAGTCCGCCGTTCAGGCTACTGCTAGGGACTTCTTGGCTAATGCCATGCTCAATCTTGAAAATGCGGGATATAGCGTTATAAACAGCATCCATGACGAGGTACTCCTTCTTGTGGAAGAACAAAACGGGGAGTCCGCAATGAATGATGTGGTTCGTATTATGACCACGCCACCATCATGGGCTCCCGATTTTCCTCTTGCTGCGGAGGGTTGGTACGGTAAACGTTACAGGAAGTAAGTTAGCACTTCCACTTACGGAGTGCTTTGTTGATGCGCGAATCTGGATCGTTGGCGGTCTTTGAAGAAGTTAGTTTCTTCTTCATGCCGCCCATCCTAGCGCAGAAAGATTTCTTACGTGAGCCGCCTTCTGGCTGTGGTGCCTTCAATGTGCCACCAGTCTCACGCTTGTATGAAGCACGACCCAAGGCATTGAGGCCACCCGACGGGCTCTTGCCTTCAGAACGTTGCCATGCTGGTGTTGTAGAACCACCTTCTTTAAAGTTTAGATTAAGTGGGTTCAGTATTTGAGCAGCGCCTTGACCAGTTGTTTCTTGAGCACGACTGCCGACAGGGGCATTGACAGGTATTGCTATTCCACCGCCTGTATAAATGGTGGGTTTTTTCTTTTGCACATGTACGCCAGCGGGGCCAAGGTTTACTTTATTAACGTCATATTTTTCACCAAGCATGCGCTTCATGTAATCTTCTAACTCTTGCTTGGTAAAACCTTTTTGGTACGTATCACGGCTTGTGATGATTGACATTGGTTCTGGGCCGGGTCTGCCTTTTGCTTTCATTACATCGGCGCCACGCGTTGTAACAATGCCCTGACCACCTGGCTCAATTACTCTACCAATGTGGCTTGCAATCTCATCTCTAACTTTAGGCGGCACAACATTCATAACATTTAAGTTAGTCAGTTTGCCGTATGCTTCTGTGGGGATTTGTTTAGGATCAATAAACGTTGGCTTCCAACCTTTTGGAAACGGCTCATAGGTATCTGCTTTTAGAATCTTAGCGCCTTCACCAAGACCAGCACCAAAGTCTAATGCTCTACCTTGCGCACCACGTTTCTTTAATTCCTCTTCAGCTTTTTCGTATGTTGGCAAAGTGCCAATAATTTGAGTGCGGGCTGCATTCTCAGCCGGCGGTAAACCACCGTTACTTAAATGCGGAACTTTTTTTTTATTATTCTCACGTATTGCTTTAGCTGCTCGTTCAGCCTTAGACATCTTTTTCTTTGCTGTTCCACCCTCGGCCATCTGTTGTGGCTGCTGGGGTTGAGCTTGAGCTTGTTGTGGCTGTGCGGGCTTTTGGCTTTTCTTTTTAAGATAATCAAGGAATGTGTTTAAACCTTCAGCACCTAGTCCAATGGCCGTACCACCAATACGTGTTACAGGGTGTGGGATCATAGCCGCTGCGGTACCTAATGCACCAATGCCGCTAATTATTGAACCGCTAGTGTCACCAGCGTTGTAACGATTAAGCGCATCCGAACCTTGCATACCAGCGCCCAAACCAACAACACCACGACCTATAACACCCATTGGTTTAGAAACTAAACCTTGTAATGGTTTGGGGGTGTTTGCCAACATTTTCTGACCCGTAGATCTATTAGCCATGGCTTCTTTTTCAAGACGTGGGCCTTGAGTTGGGTCCGCATTATATTCACGAATCTTATCCCAAACCTGGTTATAGTTTTGGCCACCATAATATTTGCCTTGAGCCATCTGGCGAGCGTAATTTTCTACCGCCATCCACTTTCCGGTCATCGGGTCTTGGACCATACCATTGACTATCTTGGTTGGTAAGCTACCAGCGGCGGCTCCAACTGCGGCCCCAGCGGCCGGATACACTACACTATTAACTGCGGCTTCTGTATCTTTTGCATCACTTTTTTCTTGGGGTGCTTGTTTAGCAGCAAATTCTTTTTCTGCTCTTTCACGGAACTCAAACTCTTCCAATTCTTGAGGAGTAAATTGGGACATTATTTAGTACCTTTTTGTTGTAAGTACAATTGATATCTTTTTTCTTTATCTGGGTCTTTATACGTAAAAGAAGAAGCAGCAGGTTTTTGGCTTGGGCTTGACTCTGTACGAGGCTTATTCATATCTATGCCAGTTTTTTTAGCAAAATCTGCTAATTTTTGGTCGTAGGCATCTCTTATATCATCTGCAACTCCGGAATCTAAGAAGTCTTCAAATGTAGTACCGCGGTTCTGCCTTCTATAAGCCTTATATGCTTCACCAACATTGCGGTCGTATTCAGCACGCATTTTGCCCCAAGCCAAATAATCTCTAAGAGCACCCGGGGAGTTTTTAACACTACCTGAAAGTTCTTGTACCAGACCACGTTCAGCGTCAGACACCGCACCTTGACCAGCCAATAAAATCTTAGCCTCATTAAGTTTAATCTTTGCAAATTCTCTAGTGGCTTTTTGTACTGCGTCAATTTCTTCTTGGGACGCACCTTCCATTACACTACGAACAATTGGAGCTAAATCAACGCCCACATCGCCAAGACGACCAAGTTTTATTCCGTTGTCTACTATTTTACCAATTGCAGAAGCAAAATTAGGATGTTCAAAAACACCAAATACTCTGCTTGTTTTAGGATTAGTAACCAAGCCTTCTAAATATTCTAAAGAACTTAAACGTTCTGCAGAAGTGTTTCCTGCTTCGCGAACAGTTGCTTCTGCACCACCAACATATTTACCAGCGGTAGTGCCTGCAGATTCAGCTCTAGCTTTTGCACCTGCTATTCTTTCTTCAGCTTCCGGTATAGTCATACGTTGCCGCGCACCGGTTTGAGTTTGTGGAACTGCAACTTGGGCTTGAGCACGATTAATTTTAGCGTTTGCCAAATTAACTCTACCAATGTACTCTTGTGTTTCTTTTGGTAACTGGTTAAATTCTCCACCTTTTGCTAGCCAAGTATCAGTTTTACCTGGGCCCATGTTGTAAGCAATAGCTGCTAAATTATCATCACCGTATTTTTTCTGCATTGCAGCATAATAGTCGCGACCAACTCGTTCTAGTTCTGCTTGAGAATTATCTTTGGCTGGGGTTACACCAAATCCAGGATCGCGTTGGGTGTTAGGCATAACTTGCATTGTGCCTTCTGCGCCAGCAGAACTAACTAATCCGGGCACACCACCACTTTCAACTTGTTTAATTGCTTCTGGGGATATACCGCCTGTTGGTCTGGGTTTAGCCTGTGGAGTTGGCATAATAATTCTATCACCGTAACCCAGTTCTTTATAGCGTTTAGCAGTCTCCGCATCAATGTAATCAAGTTTGCCCGTTGTTGGATCAACAAATTTAATTTTGTTTTCGTAAGTTGCTGGGTTGTATCTAAATTGCGCTTGTATTTGCGCCATTTTTTGAGCGTATGGATTGTAAATGCTATTCCACTCTTCTTGTGTTCTTGCGTTGTTTAGTGCTCTTTTAATTTCAGCAGGCATTTGATCAAATACAGACTGGCGCATACCAGCACCACCAGGAGCACCGGCACCACCGGTCGGAGCACCGCCAGTTAATTCAGCTTGTTTACGTTCGTTAAATGCTTTTTGTTGTGCAGCAGATGAACGCAATGCAGCCATTTGTTGGCGCATGTTAAATAACTCACGATCTTCTGCTAATTTTTGTTGGTCCATGGCTGTTAACGCAGCAGATGGCCCTTTTTCACCACCGGATCCCCAAGCAGCCGCACGTTGTAAACCACGCTCAAATGTACTAAATGCGCCTGTTCGTTCATTAACCATACCCTGCATATTGGCTAACAACTCCTCAGTTTGAGTTGGGTCCATGGCAATCGTGCCAACAGGTGACAACCCTTTGCCGGTGGCTTTTACAGCAGCGCCAGTGGCAACAGGTTTTTCGTCGTCGTCTTCTAAAGTACTAAGTCCGGGTGTCGTCATAATTATGGTTCGTAATTCTCTATGTTATTATAACCTTCATATGGGTTTGATGGCTCGTAAGTATTCCAATCAAAATCAGATCCACCGCCGCCGGTATCTATATTACCGCCACCGGTATCACCACCCCCGCCTAAATCAGTATCTGTATCAGAGTATTGATCAGTTCTTCCAGAATTTAACAAAGTACCATCTTTGTCAAATGTTTGGGTTGTTCCGTCTAAATTATTAATTGTCCTATAACCATCTGCACCAATTGTCATGGTGCCGCCATCAGCTAAAGTATATGTGCCAGCACCTAAGCCAGCACCTAAACCGGAACCGGAGTAGCTTCCAGCTCCTGCGCCGCTTATGTATTTAGCCAAACCACCCAAACCTAAATCTTTGAGTAACTTATCAGTGCCACTAATGGAACCGCCCATAGCAGAAACAATAGAACCAATTTGGTTAAGTGGTGATAAGTTAGTAACGTTTTTAGTTGTGGTTGGGATCTGCATACTTCCCAGAATTTTAGATAGAGCAGATGAAGCAAAGAGTGGATCAGATTGTTCGGCTTGACCCAATTTTGTTAAAGTTTCAACACCTTGACTTCCTGATTGGCTTAATGCGTTTGCTGCTTGTACACCAACACCTTGAGCTTGTAACGCCGCATTCATTTGGTCGGCAAATAGTTTAGCCTGTGCGTCACCCATAGCTTTATTAACGGCAGTCTGGCCACGCAAACTTCCAAACTGACCAGAAGCAATATTGCCACCTTGAACTGGTGCCGTAATGTTTGGCATTAACTGTTCTAACTGTTGGTTTTGTGCTTGGAATAAACCGCCCATTGGAGTGGCTACGTTGGGAGTAACTTGGCCTGTGTCACTAACAAGCCAAGGATTAGCCGCACCAGAAGAGATTTGATTTAATGTACCTTGAGCTTGAGCAAAAGGATTTGTGCCGCCTGGTTTAAATTGATCAATAGCAGCGCCAGCAGAAGTGTTTGCTAAAGTTGGGACTGTTGCAGCAGTAGCATTTTTAACAACGTCTTGTTGCGCGGCATCAAACCACGTTGGCATTGAGGTGGATTGGACCGCCTCGTTTGATATAAAATTAGATAAGCCAGCCATTATTTTTTCACCTTCTTTTTCGCTTCCGTTAGGTAACCCAACGCGCCTTTACTATCTGGCGGTAATTTTTTTGAATCTGCTTTACGTTTATGTTCACGAATTGTTTTTAAGAATTCGCTTAGTATTTCTGCACCACTATCATTACTACCATTACCTAATGATGATACAACATCTGCAGGAATTACAAACTCACCGTTTGCTAACATTGCTGGGATACTGTCGCTGGTACCATCACCCTTACCTTTTACGTAACTGTTCTTTAACGAGTTTAAACCACCTTCACTAAAGAACTCAGGGTTGTGTCCAATAGGGCCGCCTTCTTTAGCAGCCCTCCATTCTTTTCCGTATGGGTAACCTGGCAATTCATAGTTTAAATTTTTTGGTTTAACTATTCCTGGTTTTAACGCCATAATACTAGAACCACTGCTTAAAAATGGTGAGGTGCCAGTGTAACTTAAATCATAAACACCTTGTGTAGAGCTGCCACCATTAGAAAAACCTTGAGGTTCTTGCTCTGGTAATGTACCAATTAAACTATAATTTGGATCTCCGGTTAACACATTAGATGTTAGTTGTGAACCGTATTGTGAGTTTAACATTAAACTAGGATCGGCTGCAGTTTCATTTGCACCTGGTGTTGGTTTAGCAATCTTACCTTTGCGAATTGTTGCAGCTCTAGACATTCTAGGAACACCAAATTTAACAGAGAAACCCGAACCTGATTTTTCATCAGGGGTTTCTGTGTATTCTTCTTCTTGGTATTCACCTTCGCCACTCATGTCAAAGTCTTCGCCGGTGCCTTCTAAACTACCTAAACCACCAAAATCAGTTGCTTCAGTGACATCAATAACTTCACCGTCTGGCGACATTGTTAGTGTGGATCCGTCGTCATAGGTATATATTAGATTACCGCGTGTGTCGGGCTTTTGATTTTCTAACCCGTCCGAAACAATTTCTCTTGGTTCTGGAATAGGCGCACTCATATCAAAGTCCTCACCAGTAGCATCTATTGGTGATTCTTCTTTGTATGGGTCAACATACTCTAACGCGGATTTTGCTTCGGTAGCCGTTGGTGACATGCGGTCGTACTCTTCTTGAGTAATTTTACCGTCAGCTAAATCTTGGTCAAGTTCTTCTTTGCTAGGGGCGGGTAAAGATATGCCTTCACCTTCAACATCATCCGCACCGGTTACAGTAACAGATGCTTGTGGCTGATCGCTGGTTATTGTACTTGCTGTTGGGGCGTATGGTGATGGGCCGGATTGTTCTGCGTCTATTTGCCCTTGAGCAATTGCGTATGCTTCTTCCTGTGAGAAACCATTTTCAATAGCGTCTCTAAATGTTTGAGATGCTGTTACTTGATCTGTTTGCGTGTAAGGTTCACTTCTATCAACTACCGGAGCAGTTCTATCATCTAATCCGGCATAATCTTTAACACCACCAGCTATTTCGTTAGTACCAAATTTAATAACTTCATTGCCAATCATAGAACCTAATGCTTGAGCAGGATCTCTTCCTTGAGCCGCAGCAACTGCAGTATTGGCAATTGCTTGATCAGCAAAACTTGAACCTGTAGTAAGATCAACTGGTAAATTAGCTGTAATGCCCTGGGTTATCATGCTAGTGCCAATGTTTTGCGCCACTTGCATTGGGTCGGCGCCGTTTGCTAATGCCAAGCCAGTGTTTAATACCATAGCCGCTTGGGCGGTAGTTGCACCGGCCCATAGATAAGGCGCTACATATGGTGCCGCAATAGCAACAGCAATAAGCGGTAACGCTTTAGCTGGGTCGTTAGCAATTGCTTCTACTGTTCTACCAACAGATTGAGCTGTATCTTCAACAAAATTACCTACTTCTTGGGCAGCGTCGCCAATGGCTTCACCAACCGCGCCAACTGCGTCACCAACCGCTTCAAATGTATCTGATACAACTTCAACGACGGCAGCCATTACGCACCCATCCTTTCACCTTGCAATACAAGAGTTACTCGAATTTGTTTGCCGTCAGTTGACTTTTGTACGGTGTATCCCATATTGGGGTTTCCCAGTTCTTGTTCTTCGCGGGCAATATATTTAAAAATATTTAAAAGGGAAGGATCAGAGAAAGTAGTTTGCAATCCAGTGAAACCATCTTCAATTGCTTTGTCTACAAACATCTTGCTGTTTTGTATAAAGTTTTCAGCGGTATCGGCATTAAGGGCGCGGAAGACGCCAAACTCTTCACGTTGTTCGGAAGGGTGAATTACAAAAACAGTATTACCAAACTTATATAATCTGGCGTTGGGCAGTCCTAATTCTGCCGTAAAAAACAAAAAAACTTGTTTAAATGGATACGGCGAACGAGTGTTTTCAGCCGCGATCTTTACGATCATGTCTGTGCCTAGTTCTTCTTGTTTGCTGTCGACCATTTGAGTCATAGCTGTTCCTGTTTAAAAGGTATGATTCTTACATATACTAATGCAAAAATATTGCATTTATCGCCCTAAATCAAGTGCTTGGGCCATTTAAAATAAAGCTGAGCGCTGATGCCCACTCCTGCCAGGTCTCAAATGCTTCTGGATCCGGAACTGGGTAGCTTTCAAACGTGGTCAACTGGCCAATGTTTTTAGCTACTAATTTCCAGTTATCCTCAATGTCATACATAATCGGCTCTTCACTAAAGTAGTGTAGGAAGTTACCGTTCCAATCTTCCCACGTCATATACTCTGGGTTGATTGGAAAAAAGCTCTGAATACTCACGGTCTTTCGTCGCCGTATTCTGCCGTAATCAGCAGGCGGCCCATTTCAAAGTTACCGTTGAGCACGTTAGACTCAAACTTTAGTCGAACTTCTCGGTGCTCCACGCGCAGGTCAATCTTGCCGGTGTCTGGGTCAAAGTAAAATGGACCCGAGGTTTCTGTTTCGCCACGGGCAAACTTACGACCCAATATTGTCATGCCCATCGTGCCAGTTTGAACAAAGTCTGGCTCAACACGTCTTAGGTGCATACGGCGGTTTACACCGGTCGCCGTGTCTTGGGATGGTATTCCACCAACCCAGCTAATGTCGCAAGTCGTAATACTAGAGGTAATTGCGAACTCTTGGTTAAACGTGATTGCGTTTGTGCCAAACTCTTGTTGCCACAGAGGATAACCTCCCTCAATGTAGTAAACTAAATCATCTGGAAGTAGAGACGGATTAAACGCATTGGCCACGGTGATTAACGTCACGCCCTCAGGGTTAGTGGCCGTTATGGCAGACGTAAACATAAATACGCTAGTTAATACTTTGTATACCTCTGGATTTTCTCCGTTTGACGTGGCAACATAGTCACCTGCCCCAAACGTAATTGTTGCGTCACCATTTAAATATATCTGGGTTGCGGTTGGAGCGGGTTCGCTGGGCGGGTTACTAATTACAGGGAATGACGAGCTAAAGGTGTTAATACTTTCCCAACCAGCCCAGATTGGTGTTGGGAATATTTCTGTTGTGTACCCGCACGATCTGCGTGCTCCTGACGCACTTCCAGCGTCGTACCAGATCTTGTCTTTTACATTATAAATAATTGCGTCGGTGCACTCGACGGCATCACCGCGGGGATAAAAGAACCAGATCTCATTATACCGAGGTACTTTAGTGGCCCATACCTTTTGGCGTTGTACAAAGTTAAGGTTGTCATATAGCCAGTTTACGTTCTTATCATTTGGCAGTACAGAGACCGCACCATTATATTGGTAGAAACGGTCGACACCCATCCAGTAAAATATACCATCCATCTCAACAAAGCACGAAGATGATATGGTAGAGATCTGGCTAGAAATAATATCATAACGCCAGTACAGCGGATCTTGTCCAGTAAACGATACACGGATCAAACTATCGGTTGCCCAGAACATTCCGGACGGTGAGTTAGTACCACCACGCACAGGAATGCCCTTAATCATTTTAGACGAGGCCATGTTAAGTTGGTTAGACGTTGGCCCGTTCCAATCGGTAATTGTTTGTTGGTTGTATGTCGTTAAGTCTGCGTTTGTATCAACGTGATTGTTTGCAATAAACCCGTCCGAACCATACACAAACGTGTAAGGATATAATACGCACACACCACCGTCTACTACGATTGGGCGATAGGTTGGATTTTGACCGCCGGTATCCGCTAAACCTTGGAAATTCCATTCGTTCATGGCGTCTGGTAGCAGACCACCAGTTAAGACTTGGGTCTGAATGGCGTTGTCAATATTAGCCAAGTTACGGCCGGGGTGTGCCAAGACTTGTAATGCACCACCCGCAGGTGAGTATTGCAAGTCAAATTGCCACAACAAATTGGGATCTGGCGTAAACGTTACATCGTACAACGCCACACTTGTTGGCGTTCCCGTAATGCTTGACGTTGTTACAATCACAGTTGTGTTTGGCGCGGTATACGATGAACTAATGACTGTAGTTGCCGTGGTAATATCATTGTCAAATATAACTTCCATACTTGCCGGAAACGCTGCAGTAACATCGGTTGCTACAACAAACTGGCTAACGGTGTTTGATACTAAAGTAAACGGCGCATAACCAGGTAAAATATTTACAGTGAGCGGACCACTACCAACTCCAAACGTGGTGCCCGTTGTAAATGCCTCTAGTCCATACTGGTTACCAACAAAAATATAGTTGACACCATTATATGAATTGGCTATTAGCCCTCGGGGTACGCCAGTAAAAGTAGAAAACAACTGCCTGTAGCCACCCATTTTCTTAGGCACACCACGCTGAAAACGGCACCACTCCCCGTCACTAAACTCCCTTGACTCGAATACTGTGCCGTCTCGTTTTACGCCGGGCTGTACGCCAAGCGTATAAACCAGATTATACTGGTCCGGTAGTTTGTTTTCTCCGGCCATTAGACAAAGGTCCCGCCGCTAATTAAACCAGCCGTAAATGTTGCCGGCGTTGATACTTGTGGACTTAACACGTTACTATTATCAAGTTCTAGCATTTGAGTTGAATTAGCAGATAGTCCTAAAACACCAACGCCTGCTAAATACATACCGGTGTTGTTGTCATTAATAAACGAAAACGAAGGTCCCCCGGCAGATCCGTCGACAGCAAAAAATGTTGTTACGTTAGTCTGGCTAATAACGTATAAAAAGTTACCGTCACTTAATACAATAGCAACAGATCCGTCGGCTAGATCAATTGGTGTCTGTATGCTTCCAGATATTTGAAAGGTGACATTGTATCCAGGCTGTCCGGTGTTATTTGTTAAAATGTATAACTGCGTTGTTGCGGGTAATGTGACATCTAAATCAACGGCCCGTGTGCCGGACAGGGCTACATATGTTTGAATAATTGGTGCAAATGACACCAAGCTAAACGTATTAGGAATAATTGAATCTACGTCGTATGTTGCCGAGGTAAATGTTACATTAGACGGGATAGCTAATCCTACGGTGAAAAAATCACCAGTAGATTGCTGAAACACAATAAAACCAGACTCGCCAGGGTTTACATCCAAGCTAGCGCTGCCGTTAATTACCGACGTACCCTGCGGCGTAAATGTTAGTGTGCCTGTACCAGCATTCCTAAACGCAATAAACCAACCAGCGGTTAAACTTGCGGCAGTTGGTAGCGTAACGGTATTGTTTCCCGAAACCCAAAGAAATGTACTGGCGCGACTGGCGTCAGTAATTGTTGGTGGTGAAGATATCTCGACAATGTTTTGTGTGGCATTTAGTTTGCCTGCTAAGGCAACCAAGCCCGCGCCAGCCAATGATGCGGCATCTGCCGATGATGT